TGGAATCGACGGACGTAAGCTCTGGGTCAGATCAGAACATAGTGCACTAAACACACTGCTACAGGCCGCTGGTGCTATCATTATGAAGAGGGCTTTGGTTCTCCTAGATGACTACGCAACTCAGCACAAGATTGACTACAGATTCGTAGGGAACGTACACGATGAAATACAAACGGAGGTTGTCACAGAACAAGCAGAGAAGTTTGGGTGGCTCGCAGTTGAGTGCATCAAGGCGTCGGGTCTATCATTCGACCTCAGGTGCCCACTCGACGGAGAGTACAAAGTTGGAGACACATGGACGGAGACACACTGATATGGAACAAACACCGGAAAACCCAATGGCTAAATACGCAAAAAATTTAGACAGATATAAGTTTGTTGATGGAGAGTGGTGGTATTTCTACCCAGAAACTGGGACTAGTATATCTAGTGGGAACCATACGAGAGAAAGAGCGTCCACGTTGAGAAAAAGATTTGACGAAACTATGTATGTCAACGGGAAATATATTTCTAAGGCGCACCCCCTGCACAAACCCGGACGCTACAAGACGTTTACAGATGCAGCTTTTGACAGTCTAGCGAAGTACGAAATGAGCAAAGAGGGACAGGTGTACATCATTACTAACCCTAACTTCCCTGAGTGGATTAAAGTAGGCATGGCGATAGACTCAGAAGACAGACTCAACGGTTACCAAACGTCTTCACCGTTCAGAGACTACTCTTTGTTCACAAGCTGGTCTGTGGATGACCGACGATCTGCTGAGTCAGAGGCCCACTCTCTACTGGAGAAATCTTTTGACCGCAGAGGCGAGTGGTTCAAGTGCAAACCAGAGCAGGCACAGGAAGCTGTGGCTGAACTGATGGAGAACCGTGAATGAACAAAATATACTCACTGGTAGAGGACATATACAAAGTAGTCGCTACCAAAGAAGTACCAGAGGACGTGGACCTATACGAAGAGATAGACCGCTTTGGTGAGAACTGTAAGAAACTTATGTCAAACTTGTTTACAGAGAAGCGTGACGGTCGTAAGTTACGTATGTCTAACATTGGGCGAGATGATCGCTACCTCTGGAACGCCGTGAATAACTCTGACGTACAAGAGGATATGACGCCTAACACGCATGTCAAGTTTATGTACGGGCATCTGATTGAGGAGATGCTGCTGTTTCTCACTAGGCTCTCAGGACACGAGGTGACAGATGAACAAAAGCAATGTGAAGTCGCAGGTATCAAAGGCTCTATGGACTGCAAAATTGACGGTGTTGTCACAGATGTTAAAAGCACTTCCACTTTTGGGTTTAAAAAATTCAAAGACGGAAGTCTCGCTTTTGATGATCCGTTTGGATACATTGCTCAAATTAAGGGCTATGCACATTCAGAAGGAGAAACCAAGTTTGGCTGGTTAGCTATGGACAAACAGAACGGACATCTAACTTATCTGATGTACGACTCTGATGACACACAGGCTCCTGTACACGCTAAGATTGGCTACGACATAGAGGAGCATATAGAACGCGTAAAAAAGCTAGTGGAGCAACCAGTGTGGCCAGAGGTATGTCACGAGGTCGTTCCAGACGGCAAAAGTGGCAACCAAAAGTTAGCCGTGGGTTGCTCTTATTGCCAGTACAAGCACGTATGTTGGTCAGGTCTGCGTACTTTCTTGTACTCAAGTGGTCCAAGGTATTTAACAGAGGTGGTCAATGAGCCGAAAGTCCAAGAAGTATCCTAATGAATTTAGATCAGGGTTTGAATATGACGTATCGAAGCAGCTACAACCTTACGGCTTCAGCTATGAGCCGTTCCAAGTCCCGTACAGGATTGAACGTAAGTACACACCGGACTTTGTGTACGAAAGAAACGACCAGCAGTACCTCATTGAATGCAAAGGATACTTCAGATCAGGAGACACCCAGAAGTATCGCTCAGTCTCTAACTGCCTTGGAAGCAATCAAGAACTTATCTTCATACTTATGAAGCCTAACCAAAAAGTAAGCAAAAGTACTAAGAATACAATGGCTCAATGGTGTGACAAACACGAGATTCTATGGTATACTATAGACACATTAAAGGAATTAGTCGATTATGTCACTGACACTAGAAGAAATTAAGGAGAAGATTTTGCATTTGTATGACCCTGACGACTTACTAGAGGCGTTACAAATTTCATCTGAGGAAATACTAGATAGATTTGAGGACAAACTCATACGAAAGTTAGATGACTTTACAGAGGAACTAGAGGATGAAGTTTATGAGTATTGACAACGCGACACCAGCGGAGTGGGACAACGTAACAAAGAAAGAGAAAAAGTGGATCAAGGTAGACGTAGTTGATAAACCAGAGCATTACAACAAGGGTGGAGTCGAGGCCATTGACTACATCAAGCAGCAACTGGGTGATGACTTTCGTGCTTACTGCGAGGGAAACGTACACAAGTACATACATAGGTACAAGTACAAGAACGGAGTAGAGGATTTACGTAAGGCCCGTGTGTACCTAGAGTGGTTGATAAAGGAGTTAGTACATGAGTGATGAAGACACAACAAACCCTGAACCTAAGAAAACTATGCGTGTAGTAGAAGGTAAGTTTGGAGTTAAGAAAGAAGAAGAGGAGCAGGAGATTACCACTGCTGAGTTTCTTATGGCCTTTGCTGCCAAAGCTTCAGTAATGGAAGAAGAGAAAAGAAGTCCTAAAGTAGTTGTAGTAATGTATGAAGACGGGGAGATGTTTGAAGTAGCTTCTAACGAGCAGTACCCTGACGGTGTACACATGCTACTACAGTTAGCATCACAAGCCATATTAAACGAGACACTAGGAGTAACAGAATAGATGGACGCATACCAACAATACATACACAAGTCACGCTACGCACGTTACCTACCAGAGGAACAACGACGTGAGACTTGGGAAGAGACAGTAGGACGCTACGTTAACTTCTGGGTTAACAAAGGACACCTAAACGAATCTGAGGCTTCAGAGATTACTAAGGCTGTACATGATCTAGACGTTATGCCCAGCATGAGAGCATTGATGACCGCAGGGGAAGCCCTAGACCGTGACAACGTAGCAGGGTTTAACTGTAGTTACTTACCTATCGACCACCCTAAGGCCTTTGATGAGATGATGTACGTCCTCATGTGCGGCACAGGAGTGGGTTACTCAGTAGAACGCCAGTACGTATCTAAGTTGCCAGAGGTTGCAGAGGAGTTTCATGGAACAGACACAGTTATTAATGTTGACGATTCAAAGGTCGGATGGTCGAAATCGTTTAGGGAACTGGTATCACTGCTGTATTCAGGTCAAATTCCCCAGTGGGACGTTAGCAGAGTACGACCTGCGGGTTCCGCACTTAAAACTTTCGGAGGTCGTGCAAGTGGTCCAGAACCTCTCGTCGATCTCTTCAAGTTTACAGTCGAAATCTTTCGAGAAGCTGCTGGAAGAAAACTTACATCCATTGAATGCCACGATCTTTGCTGTAAGATAGCATCGTGTATTGTGGTCGGAGGAGTTAGACGTAGCGCCCTGATCTCACTCTCTAACTTAACTGACGATCGCCTACGTCGAGCTAAGACAGGACAGTGGTGGGTAGATAGTCCACATAGGGGTCTAGCTAACAACTCTGCTTGCTACACAGAGAAGCCTGACTTTGAGGCTTACCTAAATGAGTGGACTAGTTTGTACGAGTCACGCTCTGGTGAACGTGGGATGTTCTCTCGTGTCGCTAGTCAGAAACAAGCAGCTAAGAACGGTAGGCGTGACCCTGACCACGAGTTTGGAACTAACCCGTGTTCTGAGATCATCCTCAGACCTAACCAGTTCTGCAACCTGTCAGAAGTCGTAGTAAGACCTCAGGACACGTTAGCCACCTTGAAGCACAAGGTACGCATTGCGTCTATCTTAGGTACGCTACAGGCTACGCTAACTGACTTTAGGTACTTACGTAAGATATGGAAGACTAACACTGAGGAAGAGGCGTTACTAGGGGTGTCACTGACGGGCATCATGGACCATCCGCTACTATCAGGACGAGGTGACAATGCAAAGCTTAAGAAGTGGCTCACAGAAATGCGAGAGGAATCAATTGAGACTAACAAGCAGTGGGCTGAGAGACTTAACATTAGTCCCTCTACAGCTATTACTGCGATTAAGCCTAGCGGTACTGTTAGTCAGTTGGTCGATAGTGCTAGTGGGTGCCATCCTCGTTTTAGCCCACAGTACATTCGACGGGTTCGTGCAGACGCTCGTGACCCACTCTGTGTGGTCTTAGAGGCCGCTGGTGTGCCTGTGGAGGACGATGTGATGAACCCTAGTACCAAAGTGTTCAGCTTCCCTATCGCCTCACCAGAGGGCGCTGTGACAGCCTCAGACATGGGTGCAATAGAGCAACTAGAGTTGTGGGAGATGTATCAGGACTACTGGTGTGAACACAAGCCGTCTATGACTTGCTACTACCGTGATAACGAGTTTCTAGAGGTGGGACAGTGGTTGTACAACAAGTTTGATAAGGTATCAGGAATTTCGTTCCTTCCTTACTCAGATCATACGTACCAGCAGGCTCCTTATGAACCTGTGGACAAAGCTACCCTCAAGTCACTCAAGAAGAACTTCCCTACTGACATCAACTGGGACATCAACGAGGAGTCTGATATGACTGAAGGTAGCCAGCAGTTAGCTTGCACAGGTAACAACTGTGAGATTTAGTATTGCACTAGTTATACTGATGTTATTGCCTGCGTGTACTGTAGTGTCCACCTCTGAGCCTGAATGGAGGTGGCCTCAAGACATAAAGAAGATAGAGTAACCTCTGTCGTCACCACCTACGTCCTCT